ATTTGATCCAGATAAGCTTCAGGTAAACTTACCCTTTGCCGTTCCAGATATTTACGATGTTCCTAGGGGGCGTGGTATGTTTTTGACTCAAGCTGTGCAACCAGACTCTAATTTAATGTTAGATGATTTTTTTGCAAGACAAATTAATCGCAAGGGTGGAATGCTGGTATGACTTATTTAGATTTAGTTAATAATGTATTGCGGCGATTGCGTGAAGATACTGTTACTACTGTAACAAATAATACCTATAGCACTATGGTGGGTGATTTTGTAAATGATGCAAAAGAAATTGTTGAATCAGCCTGGGACTGGTCTGCTTTACGAACAACATCTGGCTCACCGCTTACAATTACTACATCTGCTGGAGATTTTACATATTCACTAACTGGAAGCGGAGATAAGGCCAAGATATTAAATCTTATAAATGATACTTCAAATCTATTGATGCAGTATCAAACTCAAAATTGGTTTGACGATAAGCTTTTGATTGAAGAGACAGCCTCTGGTGCGCCTGAGTACTATACATTCAACGGCGTTGACACAAATGGTGATGCTCAGATTGATGTGTATCCCAAGCCAGATGGTGTTTATTCGTTGAAATCTAGGATTGTTATACGAAAGACTACGCTGAGCAGTGATACAGATACTTTGTCCGTTCCTAGCCAGCCTGTTATTCATTTAGCGGTTGCACTATTAGCTAGAGAGCGTGGCGAAACTGGTGGGACATCTACAGCAGAGTATTTTTCTATTGCTGACAAGTATCTTTCTGATGCCGTTGCGTTGGATGCTCAAAAACATCCTGAAGAGACGATTTTTTATACACCATAGGAGCAGATGTGGCATTACCGTTACAAAGCATTGATTTGATTGCCCCTGGGTTTAAGGGATTAAACACGGAAGATTCGCCTTTAGCGCAAGATCCTACCTTTGCAGAGGTTGCTGATAATGCTGTGATTGATAAGCGTGGTCGCATAGCCTCTCGTAAAGGCATTAATGTTATTACAACAAATAAAACTGTTTTAGGCTCTGATTACTTACATAAGGTTCATCAGTTTTATGATGACTCTGGCAGTGATGTAATTTTTAGCACTGGCAATAACAAGATAATGACTGGCACAACTACGCTTGTTGATGTTACTCCAAGCTCATATACAATAAATGCTAATAACTGGAAAATTGTTAACTTTAATAATAAGGCATATTTTTTCCAAAGGGGTTTAGAGCCTCTTGTACATGACAGTGCAACAGGGTTACGGACATTTGGTACGGTTACTGGCACAACAACAGCAGCCACTTTAAAGTGTAATGAAGCAATAGCCTCTTTTGGGCGTTTATGGATAGCTGATAATGCGTCTGAAGCTCAAACAGTATATTGGTCTGATCTTTTAGACGGGGTTGATTTTACTGGTGGCTCAAGTGGTTCTATAAACGTATCGAAGGCTTGGCCTGATGGGCATGATGTTATTGTTGGTTTGGTTGCCCATAATAATTTGCTTGTTATTTTTGGTGAGCATAGCCTTTTGGTTTATCAGAACGCCGACACTCCTGCTGTAATGAGCTTAGCTGATACCGTTTCTGGCATTGGTGGTATTGATAGAGGCTCAATACAGTCAATGGGTACAGATGTATTGTTTTTGTCTGACTCTGGCTTGCGAAGCCTTGGCAGAACAATACAAGAAAAGTCTTTACCATTATCCGATTTAAGCAAAAACATAAAAACAGACTTAACTGTACTTATTTCTGGCGAAACAGACCCAATACAATCTATATACAGCCCTGAAAACTCATTCTATTTACTTTGTTTTCCAAGCCAGCAAACTGTTTTGTGTTTTGATCTAAAGATTAAATTAGAAAATAACGCTTATAGGGTTACTCGATGGACATCTGTTAAACATAAATCGTTTGGACGAGACAAGGATGGAACTCTTTATATTGGTTCTACGGATGGAGTGGGTAAATATGATGGGTATAAAGATAATACGTCTACATATCAGTTTAGATACACTAGCCCTGGTTTAACATTTGGAAGTCCTAGCAGAACAAAGTTAGTAAAAAAAATTAGGCCTACGCTTGTTGGGTTAAATGATGGCACCGTGTTTGTTAGATGGGCATACGACTTCAGCACTGCTTTTCAAAACTATGAGATCAATATTGGAGATCAAAATCCAGCATTTTTTGGCACAAGTGAGTACGGCGTTGGTACATTTACTGGTGGTTTATTAGTAACAAGAACGTCTGTACAGGGTAATGGCAATGGTGCTGTTGTAAGCATAGGTCTTGAGTCTAGTATTAATGGTGCTGTGTTATCAATACAGGAAATTAACGTGTTAGCGTTGGTGGGCAAAACGATATGAGCAATTACAGCAAGACAACAAACTTTGGCGCTAAGGATACATTGCCCTCTGGCGACAGCGCCAAGATTATTCGAGGTAGTGAGTTTGATACCGAGTTTGATGCAATAGCTGTTGCATCTGCAACAAAGGCTGATCTTGCTTCACCTACATTTACGGGAACGGTAACGGTGCCAAACTTGTCAATTACAGGCAACTTGGTTGCTAACCTAGGAAGTTCTGATACCGTCACAATTGATGGAGGAACATACTAATGTCTATTTTTGGTGACATTGCTGGATTAGCAGCGATAAATACAGCCTATCAAGGTCTTGGAACTGCTGGCGACGATGTCAGAAAGGCTTTTTTAGGCACTAGTTACCTTGATTCGCAACTTGGACTTCGAGATGAGCTTGCTTCAATGGCTGAATTTCAGCCCTTTGCTGTTTCAAGTGGCACTGGTAGATCATATATTGGTGATAAAGGTGCTCTGGATGTTAGGCCTAGTGGCATGGCTGCAGACATTCAAGATGCTCTTTTGGCTGAGGGTTTATTTAATATTGGTCCTGCTTTTGGCTCCAGACAAGTAGGCAGACTGGGTGGTGAGTTTATTACTCGCTCTGACAGTGAGTTTGATAGTGCTTTGCCAACACTTGATGCTACCAATCGGCTTGCCATGCAAAACCTAATGTCAGCAGGGGGATTGTTGGAAGAAGCAACAATGAGCCCAATGGCAAGAGAGCAGGCTATTTTTGAGCGTATACGTGCAATTCAATCTCCAGAAGAGCAACGACAGCAGTTACAACTAGAGGAGCGTCTTGCATCTCAAGGGAGACTGGGTGTTTCAACCAATCTATATGGTGGAACGCCAGAGCAGTTAGCTCTTTCAAGAGCTCAATCGGAAGCACGAAATACAGCTGTGATGCAGGCTATGCAACAGGCACGGGCTGAGCGTGATTTTGCTGGTCGACTAGGTAGTCAGCTTGCAACTACAGGTGCTGGTTTAGGACGATCTGCACAGGATTTGCTGACAGGACGACAAGCCCGTGGGCTTCAGCTAGGCCAAGCAGGCCTAGGAATGTTGAGCGGTCAACAGGCGCTTGAAACAGATCAATTAAGAAGATCCTTGGCGGCAACACAGGGCGCATTTATTCCTCAGTCAGCGGCTCTTGACGTTCTTCAGGCCGGACTTACTGCTGGTGGTATGGCGCAACAGGCACAGCAGTTTGGCACTGGACTGTTTGGCGAGGCTACGGTTTCTGGGCTTGAAGGGTTGCTTGCTTCTAGACAAGGCCAGGCAGATCTTCTTGGTGAGGTTGCTGCTGGAGTATTAGCAGCTGGCGCAAGAAGTGAGG